TGTGATAAAATCTACGAACAACTAAAAGCTGATAGTAAGAGGGGCAAGACAATTGCTCCTCTCTCTCAGGATGTTTGGAGATGTTTTAAAGAAACACGCTTTCAAGATGTTAAAGTTATTCTTATAGGTTTATGTCCATATCATACAATGGCACATTATAAACCTGTTGCTGATGGATTGATGATGAGCTGTTCTACAACTAAAGTGTTGCAGCCAAGCTTGTTTCAATTATATCAAGGCATAGAGAAGGAACTGTATGGTGGTTTTGCTTTCGATAGAGATAGAAACCCAGATTTAACATTCCTAGCTAAGCAAGGAGTGTTACTATGTAACGCAGCCCTCACTACAGAAATTCATAAAGCAGGATCTCATCTAAAGATATGGGAACCATTTATGCAATATCTATTAGAAGAGGTGTTTTCATTCACAGGTATACCAATAGTGTTCTTTGGTAAAGAAGCAGGTAAGCTTAAGAGATATGTCTCACCATTCACATTTCATTTTGAATTGAGTCATCCAGCTTCAGCTTCTTACAGGAACAGTCATTGGGATACAGAAGGAGTATTCACAAAAATCAACACGCTAATCAAAGAAACCAATGGGTATACAATTGATTGGCTACAAAAAGCAGACATATGATCTTAGAAAAACAAACACAATCTTTAATACATCAAGTGGGTAGCACACAAGCTACTATTGGTATGTCGTTAGATCTTGACAGTGCACAAGTTTTGATGCAGATGTTGAGTAAGAACCTATATGCAGATGCAATTGGTTCAACTGTTAGAGAGTGCGCTAGTAATGCACTAGACTCTCATCGTAGAGCAGGTAAGGATAATCATCCTATTATTGTTAGCTTTAAGAATAACAATAGCAGCTTTGAATTCTCTGTTGAAGATTTTGGTATTGGTTTAGATGCTGATGACGTAGAGAATATCATCAGTAAGTATGGTAAGAGCACAAAGCGTGAGTCTACCACAGAGCTTGGTATGATGGGCCTTGGTTTCAAAGCCCCTCTTGCATATGCTTCTAGCTTCTATTTCATTGCACGTAAAGATGGAAGAGAGCGTAAGTATATGATGTATGAAGGAGAAGAAGTCAACTCGATTGACTTGTTGTACGATAGTGCAACTTCTGAAGGTAATGGTGTAAAGATTATTATTCCTGTTAAGTGGAGTGATTCATACGAATTCAAGAAGAAGATCAAAGAGCAACTTGCTTATTTTGAGAATGTATATTTTGATGTTCCTGATATGGACAATACATTCAAAATCTATAGAAGTGAGCATTATCAAATATCAGACGTATGTCCTGATAGTCATATGCACGTATGTTTAGACAATGTATATTATCCATTAGACTTTGATAAGCTTGGCATAAAGCAAATCTATTATTGTGGAATAGGCTTAAGGTTTAGTCTTACAGATGGATTGTTTCCTACGCCAAATAGAGAGTCATTGAGATATACTCAAGAAGCTAAGCAACTTATCAAGAAAAAGATTACAACTCTGGCTAATGAGTTCATGACTACATACAATGAATCTATTGCTGATACAGACGATGTACGTGCAGTGATAGACCATTTCTCTAGTGGACATAGACACATTAAAGATCATGCAGGCGACCAATGGGATGTATCTGAAGTGTTGAAACATGCTACAATACCAGCACGTACCCCTACATTAATAGGATGTAAGTATTTTACAGCAGATGGTCTTTATAAAATAAGAGACTACATGCTTAATGAATATGAATGTAAGTATGAGCTAAGTAATCATAGAGCTAGAATATCTGAGTCTCGTAGTAGATGGGATTCAGATGTAACTTTTACATCTTTAGGTAGAGCTGACAAGATTGTTGTATTTACAGGAATATTTGGTGATCGCAAGCGTCGTTATATCAAAGAGCTATGGGCTAAGAAGTCTGCAAAGTTTATTAAGAAGTCTCATGCTTTTACATTATTCTCTAAAAACAAAGATTGGAGTAAGAACAGCTATAATGCAAGTAATCCAGACATGCATTGTTATCATGACTTGTTAAAGTTGTATAACTATCCTAAGTCACAATGGAGAGAAGTAATAGCTGAATTCCAAACTTGTCTTAGTAAGGTTACAAATAGCTTTGTAGATTTAGATGCTATTGATGTTCCTGAAGCATGGATTGTTGCTGACAAAGCTAAAAACTTTAAGCCTAAACCTAAAGCTGCCAAAAATGGTAAGGTGAAGGAGAAGGGTGACGTTAACGTTAAGCAAGCAACAGCTCCAGAAAGAGAGACAGGAACTAATGCTAAGTTTGTTCCTACAGTGTATGATGGTAAAGAGCTTCATAAGAGAAAGATGCTCACTGTATATGCTAAAGAAGAAGAGCGCACATCTCTTGATCATCTATTTGGAATGTTCAGGAAAGTGGAGAATGACATAAAGTTTGTCATTATGTCTGATAGAGAGATTAAAGTGTTGGAGATGTACAATCTACATAACTTTATGCCTTTAGCTACATTCTTGAAAGGTCATAACAAACCATTCAAGAGAATGATGACAGCTAAGTTAATCTCTATGTTCGAAAAATTGTATAGTAGAGTGTTTGATGTTCGTAACGTATTAGAAGAAGTTAATTCAGGTTTAAAGAAAGATCTTGATGAACTATATGATTACCAAGACAAAATGATTTATACATGGGCTAAAGAAACTAATACTGATCTTAAGCTTGATGAATATGCTTCTAAGCATAATCTATATGACTTAGAGCTGTTTACTAAACTCAATCGTACAGATAAACTACTTTCTAAACATCCTTTCATAAAGAAGTTATGTAACAAAATGCGTGGCAGTTATGGAAATGCTTTTGAATACTTCAATTACAAAGGTTTATTAGATGTAATGAAAGACATGTGTCGTTACAAGAACATGCGCATGAATGCTAGTAACTATAAGATTACTGAAGGACACGTTCCTGTAGAGAAAGGTCAATTATCATTATTTGTAGCTTAAATTTTAACATTATAAACAATCACAAAATGAACAATGCAAGTTTAGAGTTTTTCAAGTCTCTTGTTGAAAGAGACACAAAGGTTATGGAGATGTTGTTGAAAGACAACACAGCTTCATCTGGTCCTACTAGCAGTAACACTGCTATGTTTAATAGTAACATATATTCAAATATCAAGTTTGTAAATGACGTACTAACTATTATTCTTAAGGATGGTGACATCATTAGCAAACATCCAGCTACAATTGAGGATTTCAATCGTGCTCGTGATGCAAGAAGTGAAATAGAGTTATTCACTGTATGTAGTTCTAAAGAAGGACTAGAAGAGAAGCGTAAGTTTGAAGAAGAAGTTAAGCGCAACGCTGCTATATTAGAAGGCTGTAAAAAGCTAGCTAAACTAACTGACTTTGATCTTAGAGATGGTTCTATATACATGTCAGGAATCAATCGCAGTCTTCCTCCTATGATGGTGGAAGAGTTTGCCTCAATTGTAGGTAGAAGAAACCCTCTTGAACCTTTAGGTGACAATGAGGAGTATGAAGCCCTTAAGAGATTCTGGATGTGGTGTTGCTTAAACCCACGTGCTGAAGTGGCTGAGAAGTTATTTGAATTCTTAAAGAAGAATAGCTTCAAGATTACTAAGCAAGGATTCTTCGCAGCTTTACGTAACGTTGTCACCATCCATGGTGGTACAGAGCTTGTACAATTTGTCAGCGAGACCTATAACAAGGTGAAAGCTGTGTGGAAGAAGAGTCCAGATAAGTACACAGTATTCTTACAAGATGGTGAGTATTTTATTGTACATGATGACGATCTTCATGATGATGAGTGGACAACATGTGGATATTGCTATGGCGAAGACTGTGACGATGAAGATTCTGTATGTTCAACATGTGATGGAGAAGGTGGATATGATGATGTAGTTGAGAAAGAGTATGGTGAGAAGATTGGTAACTTGACAGAGTTGTATCTTGATCTCCCTAATCGTGCAGAGAATCGTTTCACAGATGCTCACACTGGTACATTTGACATTCGTGTAGGTAAAGTGGTAGAGATGCCAATGGATCAATGTAGATGGAACACAGATGACTGTGGTGCAGCAGGTTTACATTTTACTAGTGATGAGATTCATTATGTAGGATGTGGCGACCAGTCTGTGCTAGTTCTAATTAATCCAATGAAGGTTGTTGGTATTGGTGAAAGTAAAGGTAGGTGTTATGAGTATCTACCAATCATGACTGTACCACGTGAAGAGGCTACCAGCTTGTTACATGATTTAGACTTTGACACTCTTGAGCTTGATGACGCTTATGCTATCAATGAATTAGATGGCTTAGCTGATAAAGTTAAAGCAGGATTTGCAGCTGAAGCTAAGAAGCATGCAGTTAATTTCCCTACCATATCTATGAATGATGTGAGAGATATAGTTAACTCTCTTAATAAGATGAAGGCTGTTATTGGTGACAGAGTTAAGTCTATATAGTTGTTATGTTGGGAGTAAATGTTATATTTGCTCCCAACTAATACAATTATGGCTAAGAGAAAAGTAATGCCTAAGACTAGAAATAGTGGAACATTGACAGAATCAGCATTCTGGAGTTTCATTAGAAGTGGTCTAAGGCAGAAGTCTAGGTGGTGGAAACCAATAGCAGAATGTAAAGCAAAAGCTAAACGTCCTTACAAAGGTCCATTAAAGAGACAGAAGTTTGAATATCAGTGTAATCAATGCAAGAATTGGTTTCCTGATAAAAAGATTAATGTGGATCATATTTGCCCAGCAGGAAGTCTTAATTCTGCACAAGACCTACCAGGATTCATTGAGAGGTTGTTTTGTGAAGTAGATAATCTACAGGTATTATGTGAAACATGTCATAATGTTAAAACAAAATCAGAAAAAGATGCGAAAGGTACTAGAAAAACTGTACAAGCCAGAAATGGACTCTAATGTAGAATGGGCAGATTTAACTTCAGGCGAGGTTAGACAATGTGTTAAATTAGGTGAAGATTTTATAGTTATTCATAATACTGATGCTATGATCTTAACACCACATCAGTTACAAAATGAAATAATTGGCAAGACAGATTCAGGACGTCAGTATGAACTGTTTGCTTATAAATGGAATCCAACTAAAAAACGAAACGAAGTATAATGGGAGAAATACAAGCAACAGTATCAATCAATAAGAACTCTTCATTTACAGAAATCTTTTATGAAGGATTTGTAGAGTTTAATAGCAGGCAATATAACTTCTGGCTTGTTAATCCTAGAGGATTAGATGAACAAGGTAGAGAATACGAAATAGAAGTTAGATGGTGGTTTAAACGTGTTCCTGTAGAAGTACGAGGAATGCATGACCAAATAGTAGAAGCATATTACGAATCACAAAACAAAAAACAAAATGATTAAAGGAACAGTTAAAACAGAAGCAAGTTATAGAGCTATCATAATGGATAGCTCTTCTAGTCTAAAAGAGTTTTCACAAGACAGAAAGAAGTATTATCGTAAGTATGTACTTGGTGAGAAAGTTGTAGATGAGGACAATAAGGCAGCTACCATGGGTAGGTTAGTAGAAACTAAACTTATGGAACCAGAGTTGTTTGATGAGAAGTTCTATCTATCTACATGTCAAAATGTACCAACAGGACTAATGTTAGATTTTGTAGAAGCTTTATACAAGCATATGAAGGAGGCTACAAATGAATCAGGAGAGATAACTCGTGAGTTTGCTGACGTGGCTCAAGATGCGTATAAAGATTCAGGATTCAAGATTACGTATGAAGCTGTCATGAAGAAATTTATAGACTCTGAAGCAGAAGCGTATTTTGATGAGATTATGTTGGTTAGAAGTAAAGGTATGACAGTTGTTAGCATCAATGATGTCACAAATTCTGAAAATATTGTGACAGAATTAAGGACTAATCCTATCACTGCATCTATAGTTAATCAAACAAATACATACAAGGTAGATGTACACAATCAACTCCAGGTAGAAGACTATCAAGTGCATGGTCATAAGTTTAAGAGTATGATGGACAAGGTGATTATAAATCATGAGAATAAAATTATTCAAGTTTATGATTTAAAATGTACATGGAGTGTTGAAGGTTTCTATAAAGAATATTATCTTTACAGAAGAGCATACATCCAAGCATTCTTATACTGGCATGCTGCACATTATCGTTTCAAAGGACTAGTAGATGATGGATATACAGTTGCCTATCCTAGTTTTATTGTCTGTGATAGCACTAACTATTTTAGTCCTCTCATCTACACACTAGATACAGAAGACATGGAAAATGCTAGAGATGGTTTTAATCTTAAAGGATATGTCTATCCAGGTGTATTAGAAACAATAGACAATCTTAAGTGGGCTATTGAGAATGATGTGTGGAATATATCTCGTAAGAACTATTCAAATGGTGGCATTGTAAATATAAAAGCATAAATGGAGTTAAAGAAAACAATCACAAGTATATTTATGGTACCCACTCTTAAAATTCATAGAGATGATTTTACTGAGAATAATTTTCTAAATGCTTATTTAGAAGATATAAGAAGAGATGTACAGTATGAAAATGCTGTATATCTCTTATTTAAACCAGTTAATCTTGATAAATTTAGAGAATTCTTGGATAAAGAATATGACAGAACAAAAGAAATCCTTGATGATTACGATTATGAAGAAGGGTTTGTTGTTTTAGTATATCAACTTAATAAAAAATGGAAGAAAGATTTTGATATTATAAAACAAGGTAGATATTCTGAAACTTCTGAAGATTTTCAAAATATATTTTCTAAAGTTATTAAAGTTATAAATAATGGTTTGCGTAGAGATGAAATATCTTTACAATATAGAATATTCAATAAGGCAGAAGAGTTGCGTAAATACTGGGAAGATAAATTAGATGTATCTTTTTCAGATGATATGGAACTGTGGAGAACTTTTGTTTATGAAGATGAAATTTTAGATTTAAATAAAGTTAAACAACAACAATTAGTATGAAAGGAATAGAATTATTAGAGCAGAACCCAGAATCTGCTAAACTTATTTGTAGTTATTATTTAGAAATGATGATTGAATCTTTAAAGCATGAAGGATTACCTGAAGACTTTAAGGAAAGCATCAGAGAAGAAGGAATAGACAATAGTAATGTTGGCGCTATCCTTGATGGTAATCCTAGAAACTTATTTGATTTCTTTGATAGTCAATCACTGTTTATAAATATCATGACAGAAAAAGGTAAAACTTTTAGTTATACTATTATTACAGATACAGTTTCAGTAGGTAATACATTGATGTCTTTGACAAGAAAGAAAACTGAAAAAGAAGCAATTATTACAGCAATAGGTATGCTAGAAACTAGACTAACTAATTCAATTATTGATAAGGAAAATAGTTAAAGTTAATTTTTAAAAGTGGTTGTTTGGTAAGGGTTACAAAGTTACATTTGTGGCCCTTATTTTTTTAACAACACATAAACAATTAAACATATGGATTTAGGATTAGAAGCCTTGAGTAAAATTACTGTTTTCAGCAAGTATGCAAAGTATATTCCTGAGCTGAACAGGAGAGAGACATGGGATGAAATCATTAGTCGTTATGAGGCTATGATGATCAAGAAGTATCCTTATTTAGAGGAGTCAATCAAGGAGTCTATTCCAATGATTAGAGACAAGAAGATCTTGCCTTCTATGAGAGCACTACAGTTTGCTGGTGCTGCTGCTGAAGTTAACAACGCTCGTATTTACAACTGTTGTTATCTTCCTATTGATAGCTTACATAGCTTTTCTGAATCCATGTTCTTATTATTAGGTGGTACAGGTGTAGGCTATTCAGTACAATATCATCACGTTAGTGAACTACCAGACATCACTAAACCAGGTAAACCTCGTAACTATCTCATCGAAGATTCTATTATGGGATGGGCTGATGCAGTGAAGGTGCTAATGAAAGCTTATCTAGAAGGTGGATTCATGCCTAAGTTTGACTTTCGTGCTATTCGTGAGAAAGGTGCACGTCTTGTAACAGCAGGTGGTAAAGCACCAGGACCAGAACCATTGAAGTTGTGCTTAGTACATGTTCAAGCCATCTTAGATAGAAAGCAACCAGGAGAAACATTATCACCTCTAGAGTGCCATGATATATTATGTCACATTGCTAACTCAGTGTTAGCTGGTGGTATTCGTCGCTCAGCCATGATCTCTTTATTTGATTACACAGATGAAGAGATGATCACATGTAAGTATGGAAATTGGTGGGAGACTAATGAACAACGTGGACGTGCTAACAACTCTGCTGTATTACCACGTGGAGAAGTTACAGAAGAAGAATTCTTTGCTTTATGGAAACGTGTAGAAGCATCAGGAAGTGGAGAACCAGGATTGTATTGGACTAATAACCAAGATTGGGGAACCAACCCATGTTGTGAGATTGCTCTACGTCCTTATCAGTTCTGTAACTTGTGTGAGGTTAATGTAAGTGATATAGAAGACCAGTATGATCTTAACAATCGTGTAGGCGCAGCTGCATTCTTTGGCACATTACAGGCAGGCTTTACTGACTTTCATTATCTTCGTCCTATCTGGGCTAAAACAACTCAACATGATGCCTTATTAGGTATTGGTATGACTGGTATAGGAAGTGGTGAGATTATGAAATACGACTTAAAGATGGCAGCTACTGTAGCTAAGAAAGTTAATCAGATGATCTCTGAGAAAACTGGCATTAATGAAGCAGCTCGTATTAGTTGTGTCAAACCTTCAGGTACTACATCTCTAGTGTTAGGAACAGCTTCTGGTATACATGCTTGGCATAATGATTATTATTTACGTACAATGCGTTTCAACAAGAATGAAGACATTGCACAGTATCTAATGACTAATCATCCAGAGTTAGTTGAGGATGATGTGTTACGCCCACAAGATACCATCTGTGTACGTATTCCTGTTAAAGCGCCAGAGGATTCTATCCTTCGTACTGAGACAGCTCTTGATACATTAGAGAGAGTTAAACATTTCTCTACCAATTGGATTGGTTCAGGACACATAGATGGTGAGAACACTCATAATGTAAGCGCTACCATCTCTGTTAAAGAAGATGAGTGGAAGATTGTAGGTGATTGGATGTGGGAGAATCGTGAATTCTATAATGGTTTGTCTGTACTACCTTATTGGGGTGGTTCTTATCAGCAAGCTCCTTTTGAGGACATCACTGAAGAGCAATATAATTCACGTATTGGTGAATTAAAAGAGATCGATATCACTAAAATTAAAGAGCTAGATGATACAGTTAACTTCAACGAATCAGTTGCCTGTGGTGGAGGTGCCTGCGAGCTTGTCTAAGGAATTCTTAGCAAGCAGAGGGTCATGTTGTGGCAGTAAATGCTTAAATTGTCCTTACACTCCTAAGTGGGTTAAGGGATCTAAAGATTAGTATTTAGATTGTGGAGAATTCCAAATAGCCTAGAGGTTTTGCTTCTAGGCTATTTTATTTTTAATGAATATTTTGTATCTTTATATAACAAAAAATAAACGAAATGGCAAAAAAACAAACAGAAGCAGCTTCAGGTAAATCTAAGCTGGAGGACGCATTAGACGCGCTCAACAAAAAGTATGGCGTGGGTACCATACTATCACTAGGTGATAAAAACCATAATGAATATGATCTTATTTCTACAGGATCTATTGCATTTGACTACATCGCTCTAGGTGTAGGAGGTTTCGTTAAAGGGAAACTTTATGAACTTGTAGGCTGGGAGGGTTCAGGTAAATCTACTATATGTGGACATGCTGTGGCTAACTGTCAATCTAGTGGTGGCAAGGTTTTATACATTGATGGCGAGCATGCTGTTGATCCTAACTATTTTGCATCATTAGGTGTAGATATTGAAAGCATGTTAATTGCTCAGCCAACTTGTGGTGAAGAGGGTTTTCAAATTGCTATGGATATGATTAACACTGGTGAGATTGATCTTGTTATCATTGACTCTGATTCATCTTTAATCCCTAAGAAAGTTTTAGATGGTGATGTAGGCGATAGTTCTATTGGTAGAAAGGCTAAGCTTAACAGTGATGTCTATCCTAAGTTGAAAGGCATCCTATCTAAAAACAATACATGTGTTATTGTTGTATCTCAATATCGTGAGAAGATTGGTGTGATGTTTGGCGATCCTAGAACAACTCAAGGTGGCCATGCATTAAAGTTCTATAGTGATGTGCGTGTAGAAGTTAGTAAGACTCTTGCTAAGGAAGGTACAGAAGCTTATGGTAATCTAACCAAGATTAAGACTATCAAGAACAAGATGGCCCCTCCTTTCAAAGGTGTAGAGTTTGAGATTGTATTTGGCGTAGGTATTGATCGTATGTTAGAGGTCATGGATATGGCTAGTGAGTTTGAAATCCTACGTAAGTATGGTAAGACAATCACATATAAAGAAACTAAGTATGATCTTGATGAATTTACAAAAATACTTATAGATCATCCTGAGTTCTTTGATTCATTAAAAGAAGAAATTGTTAATAAACTATCTAATCAAGAAATAATTAAAATAGAAGAACATGAAAGTACACTTCAAGAAATTAGTGCAGGAAGCACAAACGCCTAAGTTTGGTAAGCCAGGAGATGCAGGCGCAGATCTTGTAGCTACAAGTATGTCAAATCATGATGATCATCTTGTATATGGTGTAGGATTAGCAGTAGAGATACCAGAAGGAATGGTGGGACTTGTATTCCCACGTTCTTCTATACGTCAGACAGATTTATTTATGGCTAATTCTGTAGGCGTTATAGACTCTGGATATCGTGGTGAAATCTTTATAACATTCAATGTTAAAAAGGGAGCTACTAGATGGTATCAAGTGGGTGATCGTGTTGCTCAGCTTGTAATTATGCCAGTACCATTAACTAAATATGTAGAGGTAGATGAACTATCAGAAACAGAAAGAGGAATAGCAGGACATGGCTCGACAGGAAATTAATCAACTAGAAGAAGAAATGCATCAAGAAGCGATTGCAAGAAAAAAAAAAGCAATGCAAGAAATGGATGAAAGAGGTCAGCTGAGTCAAGAGGAGATTAATCATAGACTAGAAGATCCATATGGAGCACGTAAAGTAATGAAACAGATACTAGATAGAGAGATGGTAAATCATCCTGATCATTATCAAGGTAGTGGTGGCATGGAAGTTATAGATATCATTGAGAACTATGACTTAGGATTCTCTCTAGGTAATGCTATTAAGTATATACTTAGATCTAATAAGAAAGGTAGTGCTAATCAAGACCTTAAGAAGGCGATCTGGTATATAAATAGAGAAATGAACAACCTAGTAGAAGAAGAAGATTGTGAAGACTTGTAGTGTAGAAGGCTGTGAGAAAAATGTATGGAGTAAGGGTTTATGTTTG